ACGGGATTCGCTGCGACGATCACGGCGATGACCGGCGGCGCAACGAACCCGACGCTGACGACGGCGCTCGGCAACCTGCTCGACATGCCGTTCGATTTCATCGCGTGCGCATTCACCGATACGACGTCGATGGATGCGATCAAAGCGTTCCTGAACGATTCGACGGGGCGCTGGAGCTGGCAGCAACAGGTGTTCGGGCATGCGTTCTATGCGTACCGTGCGACGTGGGCGAGTCTCACGACGTTCGGCACGGGCCGGAACAACCAGCACGAAACCGTGATGGGTTTCAACGACTCGCCGACGCCGCCGTGGCAATGGGCTGCAACGGTTGCGGCAGTCACTGCCGTGAGCGTGCGCGCGGATCCCGGCATCCCGATGCAGACCGTTGCGCTGACTGGTGTGTCGGCGCCGCCGCTGCAATCGCGATTCAATCTGAGCCAGCGCAACACGCTTCTGTTTGACGGCATTTCGACGTTCACCGTCGCCGACGATGGAACTGTCGCAATTGAAAACCTGATCACGACATACCAGACGAACGCATCGGGGCAGCCGGACAACAGCTATCTCGAAATCGAGACGATGTTCCTCCTGACCTACGTGTTGCGCCGGCTGCGCACGATGGTGACGACGAAGTACGCGCGCGTGAAGCTCGCTGCCGACGGAACGCGATTCGCCCCTGGCTCGGGAATCGTCACGCCGAAACTCATCAAGGCGGACCAGATCGCGGAATACCGCGCGATGGAGTACGAAGGCTACGTGCAGGGCAGCGACATCTTCGCGCAGTCGATCATCGTTGAGCAGAACGCGTCGAATCCGAACCGCGTCGACGTGCTGTGGCCCGGTACGCTGATCAACCAGTTGCGCATCTTCGCGCTGCTGGCTCAGTTCCGTCTTTCGACCACGCAGTCCTGATCTGTCCGTCAACGCATAGCGCCGCCCGCTAATCCGGGCGGCGTTGTCATTTCTGGGAGCCTTAGATGGCGAACAACACAGGCCTCATCGCCGGTACCGCGTATCTGTCGGTCGATGGAGTGAATTACCAACTCGAAGGCGAGCTCAAGTATGACGTCGCCAAAGTCACGCGAGAGACGAAATCCGGACAGGATACGGTGCACGGCTTCAGTGAAATGCCGAAAGCGCCGTCCATCAGCGCGTCGATCCGAGATTCCGGCGGTTTGAGTCTCGCCGCGATCAACGCCATGACGAATGTCACGGTGGTGCTCGAGCTTGCAAACGGCAAGACGGTAATCGGGCGAAACATGTGGACCGTTGAGCCGAGTGACGTCGACACCGTCGAAGCGAAATTCCCTGTGAAATGGGAAGGTCTGCAGGGCTGTATCACGGAGAATTAAGCGATGAGCGAAACGAAAACGATCGTTCTGCGCAAGCCTTTGAAGCACGGCAAGGACGACGCGGAGACGGTGGTCAGTGAGATCACGATTCGTGAGCCGCTCGCCGGCGACTACGAGAAGGCCGAGCAGTCGTCGGGTGTGTACGGCACGTCGGTCGCGCTGATCGCGCTTCTTAGCAGCGTGCCCGTCGACGTGATCGACCAGATGTATGGCAGCCAGATCGACGAGGCGGAAGATTTCATCGCCTCGTTCGGCCACGATGCAGCGCGGAATCCCGAGCGCAGCGCGGACGAGATCGTCATTCAACTGACGAGGCCCGTGCAGATCACAAAGGAAGACTCCGCGCTCAATATCGCGTCGCTGACGCTGTGCGAACCGACGAACCAGCAGAAGCGCAAAGCAGAAGCCGCGGGCGGCCCGTTCGCGCGCATGGTGGCGCTGATCAGCCTGATCGGCAAGGTGCCGAAGAGTTCCGTCCGTGGTCTCTGCGCGCGTGACTTCCTCGAGGCGGTGGCGTACTTCAACGGTTTTCAGGTTCGGCGATCACCGGACTCGGACGACTGATCGCCGCGCAGATCTCGATTCCGGAGTGGTGGGATGACCGTCTCGCCGAGCTGACGCACATGATGCGTTGGCCTCCGGATGTGGTCGAGCAGATGACAGAAACCGAGACCCTGCGTTGGCTCGAAAGAGCGCGTCGCCTGGGCAAACGCATTGGAGTGGTCGCATGAACATCGGTGGCGGCGCAGGCGCCGTGCTCGGCACCGCCTCGGGCATAGGCAATCTGGCGAGTTCTCTCGCCGCGCGGCTCGGCGGATCCGCAGCGTCGTACTTCGACCAGTTGCGGCCGGCGTCCTACCGTGGCGTGTCGTTCGTCTCGCTCGGCGGGGAGTCCGCGTTCGGGCGACGCAATCAGGTGCACCAGTACCCGCAACGCGATACGCCATGGATTGAAGATCTCGGGCGCGGCGCGCGGCGCATTCGCATGTATGGCTTCGTCATCGGCGACGACGTGATCACGCAGCGCGAGCTGATGATCTCGGCGGTGGAAACAGCCGGAGACGGCGAACTCGTACATCCGACGCTCGGTCGCCTGACTGTCAACCTGATGGACTTCCGCAGCGTCGAGCGGTGGGAGCACGGCCGATACTTCGAGTTCCAGTTCGAATTCGTCGAAGCGGGGCAGCGTACCTATCCGGCGGCCGAAACAGCGACGACGCAGTCTGTGCTGAACAGCGTCGCGGGCCTGAACATCGCCGCCGCGCTGAACTTCGCGAGGACCGCGCTGAACGCGATCGCATATGGCGCTGCGGTGCTTGGTACGGTCGTGAATACTGCGCTCGGCTGGTACACCGACGCGAAGAATATCGTCGGCGACGCACGGAACCTGTTTCAGTTGCTGTTCAACCTGCCCGGCGACTTCGGCCGCTTCGCGGGCAGCGCGACGGTGCCGACGTTCAGCAAGTACCCGAGTTCGTCGGTGCAGTCGAATCAGACTACGCAGTCGATGATCGTGGCCGCGACGACGGCGCGCGCCAACGTCGGCACAGCAGCAGACACGATGGCGGCCGCCGCAGCGGGATTCGACGCTACGACGGTCGATGCCTTTACTGCATCTGTGCAGGGCGTCACGTCGGCGGTTCTGGCGGCGACGAACGACCCGAACGACTCGATTCGCCTTCTGTCGACGCTATCGACTTTCGTGCCCGATGCCGGCACGACGACTTCGGTCATCGGCACGGCGATGGGCGACATGCAGTCGGCATGCAGTGACCTGTTCCGACGCACGACGATAGGCGCCGTCGCGAAGGCCTCGTCTACGTATCAACCGACGTCGAGCGACGATGCGGTGCGCGTGCGCGACCTGGTCACCGGACTGATAGACGCCGAGATGGCGGTTGCCGGCGATCAGGGCGAGGACGAAACGTATGAGGCACTTTCGACGCTGCGTGCGGCTGTCGTTGCTGACCTGAACAAGCGCGGTGCCGGGCTGTCGTCTATCAAGACATTCAGTTTGCCGTCGACCCTGCCATCGCTAGCGGTCGCGACGCGGCTGTATCGCGATCCGACCCGCGCGGATGAACTGGTGGCCCAGGCTGCTCCCGTGCATCCGGCATTCTTCCCGACGACCTTTAAGGCGTTGGCAAACTGATCTTCGAGCGGTTTCATGGCAAGCAAAATCTCCATTGCGATTACCGCGAAGAATCAGGCATCCGGCCCGATCGGGCAGGTGACGAATAGCCTTTCGAAGCTGCAGGCGCAGGCCAACAAGGGGAAGCTGAACAGCCTCGGCAGCTCGATCGCCGCTGGCTTCAGTTCGAACAACGGAGCGATCTCGGAGATTGCGAGCTTCGTCGGTAAAGCCGGCATCATTGGCGGCGTTACGGCTCTGACGTTCAAGATCGCACAGCTTGAGTCGCAATGGGCTTCATCGGTACGCTCGATGAGCAATCTGGCGGTGCGGAGCGGCCTTTCGACGACGAGTGCATTCGGCGTGCAGTATGCAGGGCGCCTTGCCGGTCTGTCGCCCGAGCAAGCAAATTCCGGCATCGAGCAGGTGCGGCAGACGTACAGCGACGCGGTCAACAACCGCAACCCGGAAGCGCTCAAACGCTTCCAGGCTGCGGGCATTTCGACGGATCCGTCGCGGCTCGAATCCATCGAGTCTGTCCTGACGAAGTTGGCGGCTTATGCTGATGTCCTGCGGCAAGGCGGAAAGTATGGGGGTGCGCAGAATTTCCTCGGTGCCGCCGGCGCAGGATCTCTCGTCGACTTTCTGAATCGCGGCCCGGCGCAGGTTGCGGCGGATCTCGCGACAGCGAAGGCATACATCCCTGATGAACAGGACGTCCAGCGCGCGCGCGAATACGCTGACGCGTCGGCGAAGCTTGGCATCACGTATGACCGGCTGAAAACAACGATTCTGAGCGGGATAGAGCCGGGGCTTAACTCGGTACTCAATGGCGTCCAGTTCTTTCTGGACGCAATGAGCGGCCGCAGCCGTCCTCAAGCTCAGCCTGGTGGGGCGGATTCGACATCCCAGCGGATCTGGGGCGGGTTCGAGCGTTTTGGAAACTCGATGCGCGGAAATGGGCCCGCGACGATGGCGGAAATGGGGCAGCAGACGCCGGTCGGAAACGGGAGGGGCCTCGAGCAAGCCCGATCAATGGTTGAGTGGTACATGAACCATGGGGCCAGTCGCACAGCAGCGATCGGCATTGTTGCGAATGCCTATCGCGAGAGCAGTCTGGACGAGCGGGCTGTCGATCCTAGCGGCGAGTTCAAGGGCTTGTTTCAGTGGGGCTCGGATCGTCGAAAGCTATATGAGCAGCAGTTCGGTCGTCCGCTGGATCTTGAAACGCCTGAAAACCAGATGGCCTTTTCGGTTTGGGAGTTGAATCACAACGAAAAGCGAGCAGCGCAGGCGCTCGCCGATGCGACGGATCCGGCTGATGCTGCTGCGAAGTTCTCGTCGCTATATGAGCGTCCGACGGATGCGAAAGGCGAGGCGCAGGTTCGCGCGGGGATTGCTCGTCAACTCGACGAACAGCTCGGACAGGGAACCGGCGAGGCCGGAAAGGTCCGCGTCGAGATCGTCCACAAGAATGCACCGCCGGGCACGAGCACTAACGTGACGTCGTCGCCGAACGTCGATACGCAACTGAGAACAGATCGCCAGCAGGCACCGCTGGGCGATCAATACGCCTTTTCACCTGGTAATTTCTAATGCCGAATGCAGATCGCATTGTCGACGCCGTAGGTGCGAAGCCCGGCGCCGATGAAGTGCGCGTGCTGCTGACGCAAGACGGTCTTGTGCTGACCGGGTGGAAGGCAGTGCGGATCACACGTTCGATCGAGGTCGCGACGTCGTCGTTCATCCTGACATGCTCG